CGCCACTCAAAAGACGACATGCTGTCGTTGGCCACGTCGTGCAGGATGCCCTCAAGCGGACCTGTTGCGCGCTGACGCCCCTTGGATGTCTTGCGGTAGACGTGCAGCGGAAGGCCCGCGAGCGTGCCGCTGAGAAAGTTGACCGCAGCCCAGACCGCAGGAACGCCAAGAGCCGTGTCGGTGTTGACCGTCACACCAGCCGTTGCGGTCAGTTCACCCCAGCCCATCACTTGCAGAAAGTCCTCTGCTGAGACAGGAGCGTTGGGGTTTTCTAGATTGCGCGTCTCCGCTTTGCGGAAGCGGTCAAATAATGCCATCACGAGCGTCCTCGATGTTTGCAGCAAATTAGCACATCAAGCGCTTATGGTAAAGCTGGGCGAATTTTCGGCATAGCTTTACGTGTTAAGACTAAAGCTCTCATCATCCCAAGGCGATGAGGCCGTCACAGCCTCGACCATAGCCTCGCTGCCCAGCGCCATAGCCAGCGCCACCAGTCCGTCAATCCTGCCGATAGACTTCGCCTTGTTCAGCTTCCTATTGCCTGCCGGATCCCGCTCCGCAATCGCATTTGCCGCGCACATGTTCAAAACAGGATTGTCCCCGTGCGCCAGCTTATGATCGACCACAAGCCGCTCGAGCTTATCAACAGCAGGGGCCATGTCCTTAAAGCCCTGACCGAACGGCTGCATCGGCAACTGCACGCCAATCGTGTCCAACTCTCGAGTGAAGTCGTTAATGCGCCATCGGTCATAAGCCAAAACTTGCAGGTCAAAATCCTGCGCCGCCTCTGCAACGTGCTGCGCAACCACCGCAGGGACAATCACAGGCCCGTCAATCAACGTGATGAAGCCCTGCTTGGCCCACACGTCATAGGGAACCTTGTCCTCCTTGGCGCGCTCTCTGATGCCGTCAGAAGGCATAAAGAACTGCGGCACGACGTGATACTTGTCACCGTCAGGAAACACCATCACGAACGCCGTCAAATCTCGGCTGGATGACAGGTCCAAGCCCGCAAAGCACGTTGCGCCGCTGTCGATCTGCGGAGATGCCTTGTTCGCTTCCCACTCGCCACGGTTTAGGAATGGGCTTGTCGCCTCAATCCTCTGGTTCAGGAAAAGCCAGCGAAAGCTGTTCTCCTTGGCAGGCAATCGCGCCGCCTGCTTCGCAAAGTCCTGCACGTCCTTCAGACTGCGAAACTCACCAAGCGCCGGGTTGGCTGCCTTCCACGCAGCCTTATCCATGACCTCGCAGTCCTCCGGCGCGGTGTAGACGTGGCTCACGATGCGTTTGTCTTTGGCGTTCTTTGCGTCGTCCAGCCAAATCGAGAACAGATCGCCGTCAGTCGCAGCCTGCGTGCTGATCGCAATCAACAGCGGGTCGTCGTGCGCACCCTGCGCAGTCTCAATCGCCTCGATGAAGCTGTCAGTCGGGCCGCGCACCTGACCGACCTCATCCAAAATCGCCAAGACAGGCGACAGGCCGTGAGCCGTGCCAGCCTCCGCGCTGATCGCCCGATACTCAACATTCATCGGCAGGCCGACCAAAGATTTCTGCGAAGGCACGATTTTGATCAGCTGAGACAGACGCGGCGACAAGCGGACCATTTTCTCTGCCAACTTAAACACAAGGCTGGCCTGCTCACGGCTGCGAGCGCCGCTGATGATCTGGCTGTTCTGCCTCGCCTCTGGCCCCACGATGTGCGCCAACAGGATCGCCGCGATTGTAGCGCTCTTCCCATTTTTTCGTGCCATCGCGTCATATGCGCGGCTTGTCCCGTGCGGGTTGTCATAAATCGAATAGATAAACGCCTGTTGAAAGTCCATTAGGACAAAAGGTTGACCAACCAGCTTCCCCTCTGGGATTTTAAGGTATGCCTCAATGAAGCGCATGACCTTTTCAGCACGCGTCAATTCATCCGCAGGCGGGCTTCGCCAATCGCGCATTTTAGGGACAGGTCCGCATTTTATGGCCTGTGCAACCTCGGGGCGGAGATTAGTCATATTTAATGGTCCAACCTTTATATGTTTTCCCATTTTTTTGACAAAAATGAGCGCCAGCAAAAAATTGCTGCCTTGTTGAGCCTACATGCAGAGCGCACTCATGGGCTTTCCCTGTAAGCTTAAAGCCATCTTTTTCTATTGTATAATCCCTCCCAGAACCCAACTTTTTTCCACTACCATCATTAGAGAGGTTGTGGTGCATCCTGTCGTTGCCCTTCAACTTCCAGCCATCAAGACTAACCGCATCGTGGCGCGTTATGCGTGAGGCTGTTGCAATGCTCGCGCCATTAAATTCGCAAAATTGCTTTTGAGTGCCTGTAAATTTTCGGCCATCCAAATTCACAAATTCAAAAACCTTACCTTTCCCGCCGCGTATTCTTGGTTGCGCCCCGACAATACACCACCCAAGCATGGAGTTTCTTTGACCATTGACTACAGAAGTCCAGTTCGGCCTAGTTCCACCTTCAGAAACCCACATCTCACCTTTTGTCGCAAAACGCTTTTCGCCAGTATCTAAGTTGATCCACTCATGCCGCTGGTGGTCATAGCGAGCATTGTCTGCACCCTTTTTACCCTCTATTGTTCTGGCAAACTCTGACCATTCACGCCTTGCCAAGCCATAAGCGCCACGAAGGCCAATGCCTTTTCGGCCACCCCACCTGTCGCCGCTCATCAAAAACAATGCTGACCACATGTAGCCGCCGTGAATGCGAGCAAGAAGCAAGTGAGCGAAGAAATGATCCTCTGGGGTAAGGTCAATCAGGTTTTGTTTATCATCACCACCGCCAAGGGAGCGCGGCAAAATATGATGCCGCTCAAAGTAAGCCTGCTGTGCAATGCTTTCTTTTTCGCGCCTGTCAGTGATAAACTGATCGTATATTCTGCTGTAATCCATTCTTGCAGTGTATTGAAACTTTCACCCTATAGCAAGATGCTTGCAGACCTGTTCTCCGCGTGTTGCCATCAGTTGGGCAAGGCGATCAAGCCGCCCTCCGACGCATCGTCAATAGCAGACCTAGCAGACTTGATGTTTTTGGCGCTCGCGTTAAGTGTGCGCGGGTCGCTGGCTTGCTGGTTCAAAGACATTGACCGAACAACCGCAAGCTGCCTACGCTCAATGGTATCAATGATTGCAATAAGCGGGTTTGGAATTTGCGTCCCGCGCTGGTTTTCAACAATCCAGCCTTGCACGTCAACATCCGACTGATGCTTGCGGATGTCCGCTTCCATGCGCACGACCTTCGCCAGCAAAAGCAGGTCCATGTCCCGCCAGTCCTCGCGTGCGCGCGCGCGCGTGAACTGGTCCCATATTACCATTTCTTCATCGCTGCGCAACTGCACACCCTCAGGCGGAGGAACGCTTTCCATCGCGCCCTTAAACCCACCCAAGGCCGCCGTCACGCTGTTCTTGTCGCTGCGCTTCTTCTGACTCATCAATTCACCCTAAAATTTCCGTAAACGCGCAAAAAGTAAGTTTCGCACGCCGGTTCGCCGTATGTTGGTTTAGAGATCAGACCCACCCCCCTACGTTTCCGCCTGTAGCATGATGACTTCCATATCAACGCTGACGGCACCAGTGCCATTGCTGACCTTCGCGAGAACCCCAATGTCTGTCAGCTCTGTGAACTTGATTGGGGTTTCGAATTGTACGGAGATGGATGAGGCAACGCCAAGGAACTCTTGCACCTTGAGGATTGGCTTGTAGGGCGCAGATGCTTGGTCGACGCCTTCACGCTTGAGGATGATGATGTCCGTTGACTTAGTCTCATCAACATTGACTTGGGCACTTGTGACAAGCCCTGCGTGATTGCGCGGGATTGTAACCGATCCGATTGATGTCGCGCCGGATGGGAAGCCGTTGATCTGTATCTGCGCCCAATCCTCTGTGCCTGCGGCGTTCTCGATTGTGATATCACCAACGTGTGAACCTACTGACTGGGTGCCGTATGTGCCTGATGCTGCAACCTCAACATGATAGAGCCGAATGAATGATGCGGTTGACGGGGACGATGCAGACGCGCCAGCAGTCGCAATAACCTCCTGAACCTCATCACCGTTTGCGTTTAGGCCGTAGAGCCTCACAGAGCGCGCTCCAGCGCCATCAGCAGTGTCCGCTGCGTTACCGCCAGCCTTAATGCGAAGCTGCGTCGCTCCTGCGATCTGTGGCGTGCGATAAAGCCCGTTGTCTGTGACTGGCGTGTAGGACGTGCCGCAAGCAATGTTCCGCCCGAACTGGTGGTGGATGTGAGCCAGCCGCATGTTGTCGCGTGCGATGTGCGCGCCCCAAGGCAGGCTGTTCTTATCTCTCATTTCCATTGCGGTTTCCTATGTGCTGTGGATCGACGGGCCATCCGTCCTCGCCTATTGTAACATCAAACCCACGATTTTCGATAGACTGGATGTCTCCTGAGTGGCAGGCCCAGCATACGCTTTGCAAGTTATCCAAGTCAAAGAACAGGTCGTGGTCGCCTTTGTGTGCCTTCAAGTGGTGAACGACTGCGCTCCTTGGGTCTGATCGCCCGCGCTTTAACGTGACCCCGCATTTCTTGTGCTGGCACCTGTAGCCGTCTCTTAGTAGGGCTTGCTCACGCAGCGTGCGCCATGCCTTTGTCTGATACAGCTTGCGGTACTCTGCCGCCTCTGGTGTACGCCACTTGTCCATCAGTGCATCTGCTCGTCGTCTTCACCAAACATGTATGACAAGACCGTGCCGATTGCCAAAACCAGTTCGGCTGATGTTGCGCCGTCCTCGATCTCGCGCTCAAACGTATCATGCAGGAACTCGCACAGCTCTGCCACGACCTCCATGTCCACCTCGTCTGTTTTGACTTCGTATTGGTTCATCACATCACCATAAAAAAGGCCCACGCCGAAGCGTGAGCCAGTCTGACAGGTACAAGCAAAACAGGGAGGAGAGCTTGTGGGTCAACATTAGCAATCCGAGACCTCTGCGCCAAGCGCTAAATATGCAGCGCCGTCGATTGAGCTGTCCTCGTGCGGACCATTGCGCAGCCTCGCAATCTTCAGCAGGGCCATCATGCAGCACACGTCCGATGCGGCGACCTCTCTGCCGAGGTATGCGGACCACATGCTTGCCACGGCTCCGAAATTGTCCTGCGGCGTGCCGTATGTATTCTGCCGATCACCGTTGATCAGGTTCGCGGCTGTCTCCAGTATCTCTGTGCGCTTGTTCATCGCAATCCCAGTTCCTTTTCCAATTCGTACTTTCTCGCCAGTATTAGCATACGCTCACGCTCAGTCCACTTTGGCGCAATCGTATCGTCAGTTGTGTTCAGAACCTTCCTGCGGTTGGCGAAGCCATACAGCTCATCAAGGCACTCGCAGCTCATCAGCTTTTCCTCGAAGGTGAGGTTTTTCGTAAGGTCATCCAAAGCAAGTCTCCAGCACTTGCGCACGTGCGCATGACATTCCCACGCACTTTATAAAAACCCTATTTTGCGCACAACACCACCATACAATTTAAACCCCCTTCAGAAAACCCTTATGTATCATATAGTTATATATACTTCGTAAACTTCGTAAGAAAGTCATGCGCACGTGCGCAAAAATAAGGTTACAATTTTAGACCCCATTTTTGCATGTCGTGCGCATCAGTCGTGCGCAAGCAATCCTCCATATAGCTTAGCTGCATTGTTTATGTGGATTGCTCTGACTGGAGACATTTTCTTGATCTCTTCATAGGCCGCATCGGTTGCTGTATCGTTTCTAAATTCATAGGCGTCACGACCTCGCAGGCGCAAAAGTTTATAGCAAATTTGGTTGGCCGCCACGTCATGCCCTACCCTTCGAACATACTCTATCGCGTCTTTTATTTTGCCCTCATCAGGAGGTGATACAGGCTGCACGTGGGGCTGATAGTCTGGCATCTTATCCAAATCAGCCTTGAAGCTCTGTATTTCATCTTGCCTGCGATGAATGTCTTGCTCCAAAACAAGTAAGTCTCGCGCCTGCTTAAAAGCAAGTTTCCTCTCGGCTTCCTCCTTGGCCTCTTGGACCTTTATGTATTCTGTCAAAGCACAATCTGTGCTGGCACCATTTCGCAGTCTAAACTTACTGCTCAAGATCATATTGCGGAAAAACTGAACATTGATCTCAATGCCCTTCCTTGCGGCATCTCTGACTTTGGGTCCGATCACGATCTCATACACCCTTATCCGGGCGTCAGACATTGCCTTGAGGCGTTTTGCCTTCTGTCCGCTTGTGTTGGTAACCTCAAAAACGACTGGTGCGTCTGGAAAGCGAGCATCCCACGCGCCAACATCAGCGAAGTACGTCATGTCTCCAATAACGACCTTCAGCTCGTCCTTTCGCCCACCTAGTGAAAAACCTTTGGGCAATTCAGTCCTAACAATTCTGCCTATCTTACCCTCATCAATCAGCTCTAGGCACGCTTGCTTTGCCAGCTTGTGTGCTTTTCCCTCGCCGCCATTATCGCCGTTGATGAAGCGTTCAACGTCTTCAGCCCGTGATCTCCAATGTGAATGTATTCGAACGCCGTCACGCGTGTGTTCAACAACAGGTGTCACGTTTATTTCATCTGTGATAAAGGGCAGCTCGCCGTTGTCGCGCCTTGTTTCATATATCTCTTTGTGGTTGACGCCCTGCTCATCCAGACCGTTGTTGTGGCCTCTGGCTAGAGCGCAGTGGATCATAGTTCCATCTTCATAGCGGGCTATTTCGCTGACTTGTGCGACCTTCGTGTCACTCATCTTTTGTCTCCCTTACGAACTTGGCTTTGTTGCGCAGATCACCTGTGGTGAACTTGCCACTGCGCGCATAACCTATGGCTGAAAGTATTGAGCTGATGCGGTTCTGCGTCATGCGATTAACGTCTTTGGCCGAGATGTCGAACACGTCAGATGCGATCTGAGTGATTGCCACTTCAGGTCGTGTTTGGCAGTAGGTCTCGATGTCTCCGGTCCATTCATCCACGGCCAGACGCTTATCTTGCTCTGTGCGAGCATATGTCTCGGCCTCGCCTGACAGCCACCACTCTTCGCCGTTCTGGTATGCTCTGACGGCCTCTCCAAGCAGCTTTTCGCGCTCGGCCTTTATGAGAGAAATATCAATAGTTCCGCACTTGATTGGCCAGAAGCGCCTATTGCCTGTCTCGTCACGCAGATAGTCAGACTTGTTGGTTGTGCCTGCAAAGATGCAGTGTCGTGGGTAGCAGATTTCGCTGCGTCCATATGCGGGCCTGAAGCGCTCTTCTGTGCGGCTGACAAAGGCTTTGACGATCTCGACCTCTGCCTTGTTAATGTTTGATAGCTCCGCCAGCTCAACGATCCACTTTCCGCGCAGGTAGTCAGATGCGTCCTTTGTTCCCATCTGCGGGAGTGCATCTCCAAACCATTCATCGCCAGCAAGTACGCGAAGAGCGGTTGATTTACCTGCGCCCTGCGATCCTTCCATAATCAGTACGCCATCAGCCTTACAGCCGGGATTTAGCGCTCTTGCGACTGCGGAGATGATCCACTTGCGGCTGACTTCATAGACGTACAGGCGATGCTCTTCATTATCAGGCTCAACTCCGAGCATTCGCATGGCCCACTGGTCAAGGTAGTCATCGTCTTCTGGGTCTTGATCTGCCTTGCGGCCAAGGTCTTCAAGATAATGCCTAACCGGTGATATGATGTTTTCATGGCAGGAGGCGTCCACTACGTCGCAGACCGTGTTTTTGTTTGCGCGAAGGAAGCCGTTGAGGTTGAACCAGCGAACAACAGAGATGTAGTCGCTGTCTTTTATCTCACGGGGGCTGAACTTATCAGGATTGCCTGCCGATCCGGGTATGGGCTGCATAACCATTTTCCGCTGTGCGAACTCATCAAACGCAAAGACATGTCTCCAGTCTTCGCTCTTAGTGATGATTTCCATCGCATTGTGGTGGTTGAACGGGATCGCGCCTTTGCTGTCCATTGCAAAGTTCATGTCGTCTGCGCTGACGCCTGCGACCTCTCTCGCTGCGGCCTCTAATGTTGTGCCAGCCGCGATCAGGTTCTCAACTCCAGACTTCACTGCATCTAGCCCGTTTGCCGCGTGAACGTCATTCCAGTCCATCCCGGCGGGAGGAAGGGCATACTTGAAGCCTGACGCCTGCGCGGCCTTTATGCCGGGTTCATCATTGTCCGCTGCGACGACGAACTCTGCTGATGCAAATAGGTCGGGCAATAACTTGGTGACTTTTGGCAGGTTGCCAGAGTTCAGGGCAAAGATGACTGGATTGCCTGTGGCCATGTAGACTGAGACTGATGTCGCCCATCCTTCAGCGATATACACCGTGCCGCTGTCTGGCTTCCCCACGACGCCAAAAGCACCTGACTGTGACATGCCTTTGGAAAACATTTTCCTGCCGTCTGGAGTAATGCGCTGTGTGCCAACTTGCTCTCTGTCAGAGTTGAATATGCGTATCACAACGGTGTGGCCATCAAGACTAGCGCCAATCAGGCTTACGCCTTTTCTAATGTGATACGGTGTGTGGTCGTCAAAATCAGTCACGTCAGGCTTTTTGATTGCCATCGGCTGCTGCGCTTCTGGCTTAGGGATAACTCCGTCGCTTTCCATTTCGGCATATATTGCTTTGAAGTCACCACATTGATTGCAGTTGACCTTCAGCTCGCCCTGATGGCTCTTAATCCAGAAGCGATCTGTGCCTCCGCAGTGTGGGCATGGACCATTGTACCGCTCTTTCCCAGAGGGCTGTAGGTTGTAATGCGCGGCGACTGCTTGGCCGTACTCGTTCCAATGTAAGGTCGGGTATTTACTACCGCTTTGCATGTTTGTATTATCCTGTAGCGCGTGTCTTTGGCATGTGATTGTTCCGGATTAGGCGGGCTGTGTTTCCCAGTGCAGCCCGCCTAATTTTATTCTACCACGGGATTTCGTCGTTCAACTCATCCTTGGCTGCTGGCTTCTCCTGTGCTGCTGGAAGTCCAAAGGGATCGTCCTGTGCCGCTGGTGCGACCTGATCGAAGTCATCCAGCCCATCGCCTCCGTACACTGGTTCAATCACCTGCACAGCGTCAAGCAACAGGCTGATGCCACCTTCGCCCTGTGGCGACTTAGATGGGAACGCAATGACCCGCAGCGTGCCTTTTGAGCCAGTCCAGATCGCCTTGTTCTGCAAGGGCTGCTTGTCAGCGCCGATCACGATTGGAGGCTCATTTGCCTCACCATTCCGATTGGTGCCATTCTTTTTGGCGCGGAATGTCACCGTGCTGTTGTCGTTCTTTTTCATGCCAAAGACTTTGTTGAACTCAGGCAGAGTTGTATCGCGCGCCTTGCACTCATTGTAGTGAGCAGCGAGATCGTCATGCAGTTTCTTTCCTGCCTCATGGCTCATGGACCAGCTCACTGACCATGACGCGCCCTGTGCAGTTGGGTTGCACTGCTCGCTGCGCTGCTCTTGGCTGTTGAAGCGATATGTATTGTCCAGCCGTGGGTATTGGATTTCAATATCCTTGAGCAGAACCTTTTTGAATACTGGGTTAGAAGCCATCTTTTTTATCCTTTCGATAGCGATGCACGGAAACTGCCATGCTCAGTCTTGTGTCATCCATGACGGTGGATGGATCATGTTGAAGCGCGGCCAGTTCGTAATGAACTCACCTTTTTCTTGCGCTTCAGCAATCTGGTGTAGGGCACGAAACATATCTTCCCTGCCGATTTCAAGTGCCTCTTGGCTTAGGCCGTGCATACAAACGGCGTGCGGGCGTGCGCTTTCGACTGCTTGGAAGGTGAAGTAGTCTACCTTCCATCCGCACAATTCTGCCACATACTGATAAAACGCGCCCTGCACGTCATACCGAAGTTGGTATGTTTGCTTAGCAAAGCCCCGTGGCGATGCGTCGCGCGTTGTTTTCACATCGCCCATCACGCATGTTGAGGGGACGTAGATGTCTGGACGGCAGCGCAGCTTGAGTCCGGTCTTGGGGCAGTCTGCAAAAAGACTGGCTTCGCGGATGCCATCCTTGCTTGCCAGCACGCTTGCGCATGATGGATCGCCCATGAGTGCAATCGACATATCGTCTGCTGTATCGTACTCGCTTTCAATCAGAAGGGTTTTGCCTTGTGCGTCTGCTTCGGCTTTGAGCTTTTTCCACTCGTTGCCGCGCCGATTTTCCGGCCCTCTGATTGAGTTTTCTCCGCCTTCAAGAACCATGTCGTGAACGACGGTGCCAAGGTCCATTGCTGTTGTGCTGGACCAGACTTTGTTTTTCCAGTGGTATAGGCTGGATGTCAGCACTGACTTCACGTCGGATGAGCTGATGGCTTCACTGGCATGGTATTGCTCGTTTGATAGATCGTGGCTTATCATGCCAGCACCTCTTTTCCGTATAGGGCGATGAGGGTCGCCTCTGCTCGACCATCATCTTTGACACGCTTGAACTGGTCAGCGTATTTCGGAAAGCGCTGCATTGCGAGGCCACGGCTCACACCCTTGTCTCTGGTGAGGCCAAAGAACTTCTTCCACTTCTGTGGCGTGACGAGGTACATCGGCGTTTGATGTGCCGCCAATGCCATCTGCAACGCCCCAAACTGCTCACCGAAGCGAAACATGGATGTCACGCCCTGACCGCGCATGGCGCCGACTTGCTCCATAAATGCCACGCGCGCCTTGTCATCTTCTGGGCGCAGTATCTCTAGGATGCTGTGCATGTTGAGGACAGTCTTGCCCTTGGCATTGGGCATCGTCGGCATGTCATGCACTTCAATGTCGCCCGTCTCTGGCCAGTACAAGGTGATCGCCCCGGTGTAGCCGGGGTCTATGCCGTAGATCAGCATCAGCGGGCGTCCGAATTATGCTCGCGGATGCGCTTGCTTGCATCCTCTAGGGCGCAGTGGCGCAGGTATGTTGCCAGCGCCATGCCTGCCAGCGATGCGGCTTTTGTTAGCAGCGCGTGCTGGTCTAAACCTAGCACGACGCGGCTTTCCTTAATGTCTTTCATCGGGGTGCCTCCGTTTTGATACTGGCACCATATAGGATAAAAAAAGTACGTCAACCTCATCTTTTTGTGTTGACGTGTTCGCAGCACTGCGATACGAATGTGGTGTACCAACCAAGGAGACAAGCAAATGGAAAACTGGACCGACACACTCACTCGCCGTCAAGTCATGGCCGCACGCGAGGCTTTGGAAGCTGAGCTTCGTATAGCTCAACACGTTCAGGCGCGTCGCAGCGACGTGGATGGCTGGGCTTGGGTTGAGGTGTTTTTGGCCCGCTCTTGCTACACTGTTACTCTTGGGCCGAAGGGCGGCGTCAAAAGCGTCGTGAAAAACTTAATCGCATAACCAACGGGGGCTTCGGCCCCCAACACCAACCAAGGAGACAAGCAAATGACACACACAGCTAAAAAGACCGCAGCAGGCTCCTACGATTATCGCGGCTATACAATCAGAAAATCAGAAACAACTTGGGGCGAAACAATGTGGTTTATGGATAAAGACTGGGACGCAATCGGTCCCAACAATCTTGACCCAGAGTACACACTTCGGGAAGCGAAACGCATCATTGACGTCGCGCTCACCGCATAACCAACGGGGGCTTCGGCCCCCAACCAATCAAGGAGACAAAGATGACCTGCACAAAAGACATGACCACTGAGGAGAAGCGGCAGTTCGCTGAGCGCATGATGATCATCTTCAAGGGCAAGAACACGGCCATTCTTAATCGCTACGGCACGGGCGTTCGCCCAAGCTGGCTGAGCTCCGAGATCGCCATGAATGACCAGCAGGTCGAATACTATAAGAAGATCATCGAGAACCTCGACGCGCAGTAAACCAAACCAAAGGACAAAACCAATGACACAACAAACTGTAACCATTTCAAACATTGTACGGGACCGGGGCTTTGGCTTCGCCGTGACGCACGGCACGGGCGAGCAAGTGTTTATCCCGCCACATACGCTCGCGGGTCATAACCTGCGTGCGGGTGATAAGGTTGAGGCGGTTTTGGTCGTGAACCAGTCGGACAAAGCTCACAACCCAACGCCTTGGATGGCGGTGCGGCTGGAAGGCGGCGAAGATGTCGTAGCTCACGCGACGGACACTGGCTTCGCTGACGACATCAGCGCGCGTGACAATGCAGTGCTGGAGGCGATCAAGGAAAACGTCTACGTCACCGCGTCCGAGATTGCAGATGCAACGGGCATGGACGCCAAAACGGCAGGCAACAGCGCGCTTCGCCTGTTTAACGCTGGCAAAATTGCCAAGGCCGATGTTTACGCCAAGCCCGGCCAAGCCCGCTCATCCTTCACGCTCTGGGCGGCTGACGCCAAGCGTTTTGTGGAGGAAGCGTGATGATTGATATGTTGGCGTTTGTGACGATTGTCGTGACCCAGGGCACGGCTGGTATGCCCACAGGCATGGAGTTCTATTCGACTGAGCCTGTGGTTTGCGGCGAAGCAATGGACATGATGATCGAGGCTATCGAAGAAGTAGGTGGCAAGGCGGACGGTTTTTGTGAGTACACACACGCGCCCATCGAGTCTGTTCGTCCGGTGATGCGCTTGGAGGGAGAGACAAATGAGTGACATATTATTAGATCGGATCAAGGCGCACCGCAGCGCCCCTGATGTTTACGATGCACCAACATTCAATGCTATGGCTGACCGCATCGAGGAGCTTGAGGCGGAGAACGCAAGGCTTCGTGATGCAGTTTACATTGATGACCTGACCGTAACATTGCAGGGGAAAGACAGGGCTGCTGCGATTACAGGAATGGAACGTGCGCTAGATTTAATTCTCGCAAAACTGAAAGGAGAGACAGATGAGTGAATATCAACAGACATTCGGCCCAGTCGTGATTGAATGGGAAAATGAGCCGGGAAAATTGGTGGCGAAGTGCATGAGTGGACGCTTCGATTGCAGAGGCAGGATTGGCAACACCTGCACATGGAACAAGGGCGATGACGGGAAGGGCCGCAAGCTGCCTTCGGACATGCTGACGCCTGACTGGTGCCAGTACAAGGCAGGGGTATTAGAAGACGCGGAAAGGATGCGTGATGAGTGACTACAAGCAAAACCGAGACGCCGCTGGCAACGTGACATCACAGTATCGGCAGATGCTTCGGGACCTTGATGACGACTTGGTGGAGCGAGCAAGACACAACGCACTGGCTGACATGCCGCACTACGCAAGCGTCGACCTCATTGAAGCTATGGCCGACCGCATCGAGGAGCTTGAGGCCAAGCTGGCGAAGAAGGACGGATGCTTGGAGGAAACATATAGACGCTGGAAGAACGGGGCTGACTTGCGGGTCTTGGCCAAAGCAGAGGGCTGCACACAAGAGCGCATGAGGCACAAGATGAAGCGATACGAAGAGGACAAGGTGCGTCTTCTGGAAGCCAAGCTAATCAACGCGATGTATGAAGTAGCGACATATTCAAATGACCCACACCTTGTAAAATGGGCGCGGAAGTCCTTAGCAGAACTGAAAGGAGAGACAGATGAGTGACGATTTAACAGAGCGCCTGCGTGAATGGTGGGATTATGACCACGGTAGGTTGATAGAACAAGCTCTGGACCGCATCGAGGAACTGGATGC